CTCGGAGATGTGTATAAGAGACAGCTGCTAGACATTGCAGAGAAGATGGACGTGTTAGATATGGACAAAACAGAGGAGGAAAATGCTGATGCGGCGTTGACTGTCCTGTCGTCTGCGGCTAAATTCTCCACGTTCTTGAAGACCTTGGGCGTGGATGTACCCACAAAGGTTTCTCCGACAACTGGCAAAGATATACCTGCTCTAGCAAAGACCGACGAGGCTTTCCTTGCTCTTCAAGAACACGACGATCCTCTGGTAGCTACGGCAGCGAACGCACGACTGGATGCAAAGTCCACGATCTTACAAACACGTATCCAAGCATTTATGGACGCAGCTAGCGCCCACCCACAGGGTAAGGTGCCGATCCCTCTGAAATACTATGGTGCAGATACCACTGGCAGATGGTCAGGTTGGGGGTACAACCCACAGAACCTGCCCCGTGTAAATCCGTACAACCCACGTCCGTCAGATGCATTACGTCGTAGCCTCGTCGCTCCTGGGGGACATAAAGTCGTCGTCGCCGACTTGTCCGGTATTGAGTTACGTGTGAACCACTTCCTGTGGAAGGTTCCTTCGAGCATGAAACTGTTTCGGGATGACCCCGAAGAAGCTGATTTGTACAAAGACTTTGCCAGTAAACTCTACGAGATACCACTAGATGAAGTATCTAAAGAACAGAGACAGGTTGGTAAGGTGGCACATCTAGGTCTGGGCTTTGGCGCAGGGTATGTCACATTTCAGAAAGTTGCCAAGCTGATGGGCGGCGTCGACATCACTGAGGACGAGAGTAGGGACATCGTCGAGCGGTGGCGATATGAGTACAGCGAGATTTGCGCTGGCTGGCGCACGTGCCATAAAGCGCTACAGCCGATCATGCACGGCCTAGAGGGCAGTGCGGTTGATCCGTGGGGTATGGTTACACCAGTGCCAGAGGGCTTGAAGACCCCGAAAGGTATGATCCGTTATCCTGATCTGAGACTGGAGTATGACGAAGAGAACCGCAAAGAGTTTTGGTACGGGCAGGGTAGGAACAAGGCACGAATCTATGCTGGTAAGATTGACGAAAACATCGTTCAACACCTCGCGCGCTGTGTAATCGCCGACAACGCCTTGGCAGTTCGAGCGAAGACAGGGTACAATCCCGCGCTCATGGTACACGATGAGTTGGTCTACGTCGTACCAGAGGGAGAAGCGCAAATCCTCCTTGATATTGTTCAAAAAATTATGCGAACGCCGCCAGCGTGGTGGCCTGAGTTGGTCACATGGTCAGAAGGAGACATAGCCGACACGTACGGTGACGCGAAATAATTAAGCAAAACCCTTGCAATGTGTTAACAGGTGTGCATATGTAAACACTTGTAGAGGAGAGTGTATGTACTACTGCAAAGAAAAACGGAAAGCTCGGCACTATATCTTTTTGTGGCGGGTCCTGACAAGTTCATGTTCGTCCTTCCGTGCAAACCGCCATGCAATAAGGTATTTGGCACTAGCTCTCCTGTGGAATAGAGATCTGAGCGTTACGTATCAAGGACTACCTAGCTCGTGGTTTACCGGTCCGCCTGATAAGTGTTTGCTGCATAAAACAATAAAAAAAGCCATCAAGTATAACGAAAACGCTTTTTCTTTGGAGTTTTCTCCACCGATAAGCGGGAGATGCTAAAATATGAGTAACCTCGACGAAACAACTAACCAGTTTATCCGAACGCCTAGTAAAGTAGGAGATTATATACAACTGGCAGACAAATACATGCAGACGTACAAAGAAAATCCTAATATGTTCGTACTGCCAAAACCACATAGTTTTATGCAGCCACTTGTTGCTGCGTATGCCGCCGACCCAGAAGGATTTATTGCATACTTGATTGCCCTTCGAGATAACTTTTCAAAGAGTGAAAGTGCGTGGGAAGCAATACAAAAGCAGTACCGTCGTATCAACGGCAGGTATGTGCAGCAGCAACGACGAGAACGAGCGGGTAGGGCCGCTGCCAAAGCAGAAGAACTCTATGGTCCTACCGATTACCACTCGCGTCTTCAGTGGGTTGCAGACCTAGAACATGGTTGGGCTAGTCGCCGTCTTAGTTTTATGGATCAACATCGCGGTAAGTCTAAACAAAGTCGTATCGACACCGAAACAAGAGCCGAGTTGCTACAAGAGTTTTGGGAAATGATTGACAACGAAATAAAAGAGGGAAAGGAAATACCCCCGTGGAACTAAAACAGCCTTGGTCTTACTCAGCACTTACTGCATTCGAAACATGCCCGAAGCGATACCAGCTAACGCGTGTAACTAAGCAGGTTGTGGAGAAACAGACCGAGGCCACACTCTGGGGGAATAAAGTACACAAGGCACTGGAGTTGTTTGCCAAAGGTGAGCAACCCCTGCCTCCAGAGTTCAAAGAGTACGAGCGGTATGTGAATAAGATACTGTCGTACGAAGGTAAGCGCGTCGTAGAAGAACGAGTTGCGCTTACAAAAGACTTTCGTCAGACCAAGTGGATGGCAAAAGATGTATGGGTACGTGGGATCATCGACATAGGTGTGGTCGGCTCAGAGACTGCGTACTTACTGGATTGGAAAACGGGCAAACACCGCCCTGATAATGACCAACTCAAGCTGTTTGCGGCACTAGCATTTGCTATGTACCCGTGGATAAATAAGGTTGTCACTGGGTTTATCTGGCTCAAGGTGGCGAAGTTTGACAAACAGCAGTTCACGCGTGAACAGCTGCCAGAAATATGGAATGAATTCCTCCCGCGATTATCCCGTGTAGCCGTCGCGTATCAGGAGGATAAGTGGCTACCGAAACCAAGTGGTTTGTGCAAAAATTGGTGCCCCGTAAGCCGATCTTTGTGCGAATTTAGCGGCGTATAGGTGGAAGATGAACGTTAACACTCAAGCAAATTTGATGAACTTAACCAACAAACAATTATTGGCTGTGGGAACAAAAGAGAAAAATGTGACTCTGTTAGAAAACGAACTGTTGCACAGGCTAGAAGCATACATCGAACTCTATGGTGACTTTCTGGAAATAGAAGTGCGAAGGCACTGACATGGCAGCTACACCAGAGGGCAAAGTAAAAAAGAAAGTTAAAGACTACCTCAAATCTATAGGCGCGTGGTATTACATGCCAGTATCGAACGGCATGGGGCGTGTTGGATGTCCTGATATTCTTGTGTGCTACGAAGGAAGGTTCTTGGCTTTTGAGACAAAGGCAGCGGGTAAAATTAAGAATGTAACAGCAAACCAAAAACGCGAAATTGCTGAAATTAAACGTGCTAACGGGTTAGCACATGTGGTAGACTGTGTAGAGCAAGTGCAAGTTATCATGGAGCAGGTGAATGACGAAATCATCAAAGCAAGAACTCGCAACGAAAGCCAAGTACAACAAGCGCCCGTCAGTACAGAAGAAGCGCGTAGCCAACAACAAAGCGAGGCGCGAAGCCCTGCGCGATGGACGTGTAACGAAAGGTGATGGGAAAGACGTACACCACGTGCGTCCTCTCGACAAAGGCGGCAGCGCCAAGAAGTCCAACACCAAAGTGGTAAGTCAAAAAACCAACCGTGGATGGCGTAAGAAAAACCCTGAGATGTACACCAGAGGTAAGAAATGAAACCACGTGACTACAACGTGGGGAAGTCTGATTACTCCAAGCGTACCATCCAGCCTTGGGACATATGGTACGAGTACAAACTCAACCCGTGGGATGCAGACATTATAAAGCGCGTACTGCGCGACAAAGGTGAGCGTCGGCTCGACTACGAAAAAATAAAACACATCTGCGACGAACGCATACGGCAGATAGATGAGGAGGAGCAACATGCTGGTGTGGCCCGACAAACAAGCGTTGATACTGCGAACCAAGAACCCTGAGCGTATTCTCAATGCGATGCCATCCGCAAAACAATTCAGTGTTAGAGGCAAGCCTCTTGTGGCTGTGCCACACAAAACCACGGAAACTGTTATGCTGCGCAACTTGGGTTTTGATGCCCCTGCGCCTATCCGTACCTACTACAAATGGTCTGGACGCTTTACACCGTTCCAAGCGCAGAAAGAAGCAGCAGCATTTTTATCGACACACAAACGTGCGTTTAATCTGAGCGAATTAGGCACAGGCAAGTCCCTAGCAGCCCTGTGGGCTTACGATTATTTGCGCGGCGTCGGCCAACTCAACAAGGCGCTCATCGTTTCCCCCCTTTCCACCCTTGAGCGTACTTGGGCCGACGAACTATTTCACCACTTTCCGCACCTCACGTTTGCCGTATTACATGGCACGAAGGACAAGCGGTTGAAGCTGCTCAAAGAAGACTTCGATGTTTACATAGTTAACCACGACGGCGTCGGCATCATCGGCCCGCACATGAAAGACCGCACTGACATCGACTTGGTTATCGTTGATGAAGTCGCCCAGTGTGCTCGCAACGCAAGTACCGCCAAGTGGAAAGCTATCAACGCAGTGGTAAATAGACACGCAGAACCCAGAGCGTGTTGGGCGCTGTCTGGTACCCCTACACCTAATGCACCGACGGATGCTTGGGCGCAGTGCAGACTGGTATCTCCTCAAAATGTACCGCCATACTTTGGTAGGTTCAAAGCACAGGTGATGAAGCAGATCAGTCAGTTTCAGTGGTTGCCCAAATCAGAGGCCACAGAGATTGTACGGTCCGTGATGCAGCCAGCGGTGCGCTTTACACGTGACGAATGTTTAGACTTACCTCCTGTGATGTTCGAGACGCGGGACGTACAGCTGACCAAGGAACAGCAGAAAGCCTATAAAGATATGGTCACCAAGCTGCGCACTGAGGCAGACGAGGGTGAAATCACAGCAGTCAACGAGGCTGTAAAGATGGGCAAGCTGGTGCAAATCGCCTGTGGTGCTGTATATACGAACAGCGGTGACGCAGTCACGATACCGGCGACGCCACGCATCGACGAGACGCGGTCAATCATAGAGTCAGCTGAGGGCAAGGTGATTGTCTTTGTGCCGTACATATCCTCTGTGCACATGGTAGCCGACGAGTTACGTAAAGACTTCAGCGTTGAGGTGATATACGGCGATGTGAGCAAGACAGAGCGGGATAGAATATTTAAATCATTCCAGTCTGGCACGGACCCCAAAGTGCTGGTGGCGCAGCCAGCCGCCATGTCCCACGGG